CGTCTGTCCACCCGCGTTTCAGCCTAACTCGCCGCGGGGCGAGCCTGGAGGGAACGTTAGACCGGTTAGTACGCTCAAGTGAGCATACTGACTCGAGAACATGATTCCTATCATGAGTAATATCTTTTGATATTACAGTCTCGACACGATAAACAGGAGTTACATACTTCTGATAATGAGCATGCCAATAGGCACGATCAAAAGCAGTTGTACGACTCCATACGAACTCGGCTAAGCCACCATGGTCAGCATTATTCGTAAAGAATAATTGCTTACCTCGGCGCCTCAACAAGGATCGTAGGTGTTTATAAGCGGTATAAGAAGCCTCATCGTATCTGGCTATGCGAAATCGCATAGCCAGATCAGACAAGGATTGCAATGACTCCAGCGTATTCGGTATTAGTCGTGTCTTCCAGCGGAGCGGAGTGACATTGATGCCATTAAAGGCATCGACGCCACAAGACTCTCGGAAGGCACCTCGCCAAAAGGTTTTATCCTTATTGACGATCAATCCAAAACTATGCAGGTCGTCAATGACGCCCTGAGTAGCCTCGGAAGGTACTAATATATCATCACCGAACACGAACACACGATTAGGGTTAGAATAACCCTGACGACTTAGTGAGGAGACACAAATAGCCCAGAATAGCAGGCTTTGAACAGGAAACGTAGTTGCGTTCCCCATAGGAGCGTAGCAATGTAAAGGATGGGTTACCCCATCTCTACAATAGTTCTGAGCACGGCAGCAGCCGAAGTACTTATAGTGGCGGCCAAACACCGCTTGTATAAGTACATCAGCTATTCTATCAGAAGCTTCTTTCATATCAATAGTAGCATACTTGCCACTATTACTACTAAGAAGCGCGATCATTCCATTGCTGGTTTGATCGTCAAAACGAATGTGGCCTCGCGGCCACAGATCATATTGACGTGAGAGCGAGATTACTCGCTCAAGTTCTAGCCTAACCCCCTGCTGAATCCATATAGATTCAGCGGGATGCACACAAATGAGGCGAGGCCCACGGCTGTCTTTAGGGACAGCAATGAGCTTTGCATCAATCGTGCGATCATGATTGCAAGCGTCCCAATATTCAACCATATCAGCACCAAAGGTGCAGAAATAGTCAGAATATGGATAAACGCTTTCAATAGTACTATAGATGTTCGACCACTTCTCCTTAGGAGTTGTCGAGGCACCAGGACCATGTTTAGGGATAATATCCTTAAACTTAGCCTTATATAGTACGCTATGACATAGACGACGAACGTTATTAAGTAAAACGGGCGATTGGCGAGAAAACTCGCCTGCCCATTTACCTACTTCACGGTTAGTTTGATCAAAATGATCAAACGCTGATTTCAACTGAGTGTCTGTATAATCTACCTCGGCTTTGTAGCAGAACAGCAGAAGCTGCCGCAGTGCTCGCATACATAGCGGATCCACTAAGGATCTGCGTGCGAGACGCTGCAGCTGTGGAGGGAAGCGATCGAGCTCTATATTACTATAGTTTTCGACACAACTCAACACATGCTTATCTAGCTTAGGAGCCTCATTAAGCACCCATTGCAAGTTCCACCAAGACCCTCGGACTTCCGAGAATCCTGAAGAGAAACTTACGTCTGCTAGCAGGCTATTATATATATCATGTAGTATGTTCATATTATATGTGAGTACACATTCCTGACTATTCAAAACAGCTATAAAATAGCTGCCTACATTAACTTAATCCTTATCTAGTGATAACGTCCTGAAGAAACTTCTCGGTCTTGTTTGCAACTAAGCAGACAAGTAGCTTTTTAAGAGTTTGAGTACTCTCATCAAGCGAAGAAGCAATCTTTTTTGGGCGACGACGAATAGGAGGAGAATTTTTACTTCTCACTGTTCATCACATTAGTAAGGAACGATGCATCTGCCACAACAGCCTTAAAGGTAGCGAGGACAACGTCCACGTCAGCCTGAACTGCAGTTGATGGAATCTGAATCGTAACCGCGAAGGACGTCTCGACCGGTACCAAATTGGCATCGATATCGACACGACCAACGCGGACATTAAACCGCTGACCCGAGACTTTTGTCTTAGAGTCAACATAGGTTTGGTTGCGAATAACCATCTGATCGGGCTCATTAATGCCGCGAGCAGTTGATTGGCGCAGCGAGGAGCTCACGTCGTCATATGACTTCTTGAACACCACGCTATTGTAGGTTTGATCAGCATTCATGTGTACTTATGTTACTGGACACTACCGACGTTTCGCGGCAGATAATTTCTGACCGATCAGAGCAGCCGTTAAGGCTGCCTGAGTTTTTCCGAAACGGACGTTCCACGTAGGCATAGAATAGCCAGGTGGGACGACAGACCTAACGTATCGTTGAAAACGAACTGTACCGCACGAATCATCGAATATAATGGATCCATTACAAGGCGAACGCTTTGTAATGAAAACATCAGTTTCGAAGACGTACGATTCAGATCGCGTGAAGGAGATTACCTTATACGGTGGCGCTGTTATAGCGTCATCGAGATAACGTAACCAACTTCGTGCATCGATAAACCAGTCCACGACAAACGAGTATGGGATTTTCTCCCATGCGAGTGAGGCGGGGCCTGATGCTAAGCGTGACATCAATCTATCGGCGCCATTGGCGACGTCAGAAAGATAAGAAACGCGAGGCTCGACGACTAGGACGTAGCGTAAGGTAGGGCTTTTACTCGCTCTACCTTGGCAACTCGTTTGATTCACTATCTGCCCATTTTGGGTAGACAGATTCCCTAACGAGTCATCGAATGTCACGGGTATGCTAACTTTAGCATTAAACCGAGACTTTACACGCTCTCTGTGCTTTTTCAGATCATCCACAATGCGTGGAATGTACCTATAGAGATCAGACATATCGGATAAGAACGGTGAAACACCGAATTTATACGCTAAATAAGATCCCGACGCGGTACGGATAAGTTTACGAATAGACTTCCAGTTCCTAATTAAATTAGGTAAACTGGTCGCCGTATCCCTAAA